GAACCATCGCAGTAAATCTCCTTATTAAGCACCGCCTGCTCACCGAGCATTGAAAATACCGGCAAGTAAAAATCATAACGAGTTAGACGAGACCAATGCCGCGCTAGACCTTGCTGATACGTCAAATCCGCACGCACCGACAAGAGACCGAACAGATAACCGTGTTCAACAAACGACTGAGAAAACCCGGTATTCGCCACCACCGTAGCGACGGCGCCTAACTGCGCCAACGGAGTATTACCACCCGTAATACCAGCGGCAGAGGTTTGCGCAACCGCCTTGGTCTGAATCGGAACCGAATTTCCGCCGAGATATTCAGGACGCTGAAGCCGAGCGTCCGGCGAAACCACACCGAAGTGAGAACGAAGAATCTCAGTGTAACGAGTACCACCACGCGCATCCCGCTCAAGCAACCGCTGAGTCTGAAACGCCTGGCGAATCTGATTAATCGTAGCAGCCGTCGCCGAACTCAAATCCGCATAAAAATCCGAACCGCCAACCGGACCCCCGTTGAACTGCTTAATAACCGCATTCGCCGAAGCATTAGTAATCTGATAATTCGAGTTATTCATATTCGCCGCCGACTTGACCGGCGCCGTACTCCCGAGCGGCAACGATACCGCTGTCGCACCCTTTTGAGGCCAGGGCAAACAAGACGTGAAATAATCGTGACGCTTCCCGCGACGCAATAAAACATAATTTGCGACTGTATCAGGGCCGTCTCCCTTATCCACCGTAACCGAGTTTTGAATAGTTTCATCCCGAAACCATTGATTCCATATAAGATTATAACCGCGCAACGGCAAACCCGAATGCGAAACCGTATTACCGCCGGCAACTTGACCGACCGTGGGCAGCCCGAAATAATCCTGCAACGAATTCAACGCATAACCACCAGCCGGAGTGACTTGCTGAGGAACCGTATAAGAAATCGAGTCACCCGGGTTATCCTGCTCACCCTGAAATTTCTGCCAGTTATTCCAAACTAAACGATTTGGGACGAAAAACCAGAACGTATCCAAATGCAAATTATCCATAATAGGATAAAGCGGCGTACTCATTCGCGCAAACACTGCCGCCCTAACCGAAAAGGAATCACCAGGCAACACTTCCTGACAATGAAACGGGATCAAATATCCGGAGTCAAACGTGGTCTTATAACCCTTTTCCATCTTAAATGAACTTCGAGGAATCTCCGCGCGAGGAATCATAGCGAAATCATGCGCATTGACCGAACGATTACGATAATTAACAGACATATTAATCCCTTTCATATTGATTAAGACCAGCACGAACTACCACATCTCGAACGTTATTCCGATCATCCGTATGATCATCCTTACGCTCATCACCCAACTCCGCGCGCCTACGCGTAACAATCCCTCGAACAACTTCGGGCAACAACTTATCATAATAACGCGGAGGCTGCATCTCCTTACCACGTGCAACCACCTTATCTCTAACATAAACGTGTTTCCCAAACCGTTGGAACCACTCACGACCGATGGCAGGACGCTTAGACATGACCAGCATCTCCGGCTCACGCTCCAGCATCGTACCATCCGGCAACACCACGGTATAAACCGACGCGGCAAGATCACCAGTAACCTTTTTCATGGCATACCTCGCTACATAGGCCGCGGACTCAAACGTAACCTCACCGATCTTACAATCGCCATGCCGCCACAATTCATCCAACAACGCGGATTTATGTAAATCAGCCCTACCTAGCATTCTGCAAGGAACCCTATCAGGGAAATTAAAATTAAATAAGATAGCATGAAAATGAGCCCGATACTTACCGCCATCTCTAACACCAGTAGCAGGGTTCGTTTCACCGTATTCTCCACAACAAAAAAAACGAATTACGTCCTTAGGAAAACGAGCACGCAGCCGTTTCATAAACAACTGAAAATCCGTATAATTCAACGACACCGCACGCTCATCATCACGATAAGTCAACGTTAAAAAGCAGTTAAACCGATGTAAACTCGCCTCGTGCATACATCGAACCGCCCACTCACGCGAACGCTTTAACCGACACTCCGCACACTGACCACAGGGAATCTGCAACGTCGCAGCAGCAGCCGAAAAAAAACGCGCCTTCTCGGCGCGTCCTAAAAATTCGATCTGACCATTAACCCGACGAGCAGGTAAAGGGGACGTACACATCAGAACCGAAAACCGCCCCGCATCGGACCGCGCATATTAGCAGCCTTAGTACGCGCAACTTGACCGCGGAACTTATGAGCAGACTTACTCTTATTCACCGGATGACGACGCATGATAATCTCCTTAGGTAAACACCATCTCACTTTAAACCATAGCCGGCAGAACGCAAGCCCGGCGATTAAATCGCTACGCGATGCCAGCAGGAAGGGAAAGGGGGTTACCCTGTGCCTTTTACCAGACTCTGGCAGTCCACTATAAACTGAGGCACTTCAGCAGTAAACATACCGGAGTCGTCGCAGAACGACCCTATTTCATACAACTGGTAATGCTCGGGGTGCTGATAAAAATTATTATCGGAACCAGCCTTATTCACCGCATCTCCGAGCGCACGAACAGCGGCAGCCGAATTCTGGAAAAACCAGGGCATAAGCCACACGCCGACGCACGTATCGCGCACCGCAAAAGCTCGATGTATCATTTCACGTTCTCCATATTAAGGCGATCACGCAACGTAGCTAGATAACTCAACTGCTGCGCATACAGCACTTTAATGGCCTCATTCGAACACGCATTAAACGCCCGACGAACCTTAGCGATCTCGGTATCAACCGCCATCGAAAGATGATCCCGATCCTTAGTATTAATATCCATGACAATCTCACTAGTAACCGATCACATGACCGTATTAATAGTATAGCACAGTAAAATAAAAACACAAGAAAAATTTGTAAAAAAAAACGCCCCGAAGGGCGTAAGACGACAGACAAAGCTGTCACTGGGCACAGTTACATCAAGAGGATCCTGTGCCCACGCTCCGAGAGCGCTCAATTGCTTCCACGATACGATCCGTATCCGAAGGCTTAACCGGAGGCCGTACGACGGCCAGACCGAGCCGTACAAGCTCGTCACCATTCCCCGGGTCAGAAACGAAATCAACGAACTTTCCTGGATCATTATCGAACTGACTACGCACCTTGGCTGGGAGAGACATAAACTGATCGCGCGCTTCATTAAGCTGATTCATCACCGCCATATAATTATCAGGTGCATCAGCAATATCCACGTTCGTAACCCACTCCATAGGCTGAACCGGATTCTCGCCAATACCGAAACGATCAATAATCGTATTGATGTCTGATTCCTCCTTAAATTCCTGATGAGTCAACGACTCGTCGACGCAACGTAAACCAGTCATATCCGAAATTTCGTTAGGATCGAAACTTCCAATTACACGAACACCATCAATCGAATTCATAATCAACCTCACTTAGTTAAACCACGAACACCAGCAGCAGCGCCGGTACCTTTCAGAATATCCGGAAGATATGGCGAAACGTTCTTCATCCACCACGACTCTTGAGCCGAAGACTCATTAACCGCACGCGGAAATTGTAACGTCGCTAGTCCCGTATTCACACCGATCAAACGACTCTCCGCATCCAACATCGACGCCTTCGCGTTAGACTCACCCGTATTCGCAACGATTAAATTGCGATTAAGTATAATATTCGGAAGCTCAGCCTTAATCTTCTGGCCCTCGAGTACAGTAAGCTTACCTCGCTCAACCAGATAATCAACACGCGATTGAGACTCACGAATATCCTGTTGCGACTTTTCCGCATTAACCGCCTGCAACCGCGCAGTCGTTTCCTGAACCGGCACTTGAGCCATCATCAAAGCAGTCTGAGCACGGGTATTAGCAGCCAACGCTGCATAATTATCCGTTTGAGCCTGCTTATTCACCGTATCCGCCGTCAGATTCGCAGCCTGCGCATCAGCTATCTTCGCCTGACTCGAAACCTCCGCGGCACGGAAACCCGAGTTAATCATCGCGTCAGGAGATACCGACGAGGCATAACCACCAGACGGTACCGCAGCGCCACCCTGCGAATAGGCCAGCATCGGATTCAAACCCGCCGCTTGTAAATCAGCAACACGCCTCTGCATAGCGGTATTAGATAAACGCTCTTGCCATTCACGATTTGTCAGAGCTTGATCCGCGTTAAAAGCATTAGCCGAATTCATCGCGTCCTTGGCGGAACTCTGAGATTGCGACTGATCAATCGCTCCACCAATCGCGCCGCCAGCCGCCGTACCGACCGGACCGAAAAACGAACCGACAATACCACCAAGGGCAGAAAATAAACCCATAACGACACTCCTTAAAAATGATCAATTAGACCAGGGACGGAATACATCGGAAGAGGCCGCGCCGCCCGAATCGACATAAAAACATCGCAGAGAAACTCTTTGCCGGTTTGCGACCCTACCGCCAAAACCCGAGAAACAGGCGGAACATCCTGAATAAACGTCGTGTTCAAAGTAGGCAGCGAAGTAAATTTTTGAGCCAGATGCCATCCGTCAAGTGTACCAGAAGCAGT